CGCTGATGCTCCCGAAGTTGGAAGCCGTCCCCGTGATCGTAGCGTTGGGCATGACTTAGGCGGTGACGGACTCGATGACGTTGATGCGGAAAGTGTCAGAGCGTGAGATGGTCGAGCCGGGGAACGTGAACTTCACGTCCCACTTCGCGTTGCCGAGCGCCCAGGAGGAAGTGTCCCCGGTGTAGTTCGTCGTGAAGGACAGGCCGTCGCCGGCCACCGTCACCGTCAGGTCGTACTCAGCCCCGCCCGCGTCCTTCACCGAGGAGGCGATGGTCGTCGTGAGCAGGTTCGCAGGGCCGGACGCACCGGGCGTCCATGTGAAGTTGCACCCGAAGGTGTTGCCCCTCTTCAGGGTGACGGAGGTCGAGCAGCTCATGAGTCCCTTACCCTTGGCAGGGGTGGCAAGGGGGTCAGAAGGCCGTCATGTCCGAGATGCTGGAGTAGCCTCCGAAGCCCCCGATGGTCCCGATGTCCTGACCGTTGTTGGTCAGGTTGACGGCGCGGTCGGAGTTGCAGAAGTCCGCGTCCGTCGTGTAAGTGGCGTTCACCAGCCGACCCTCCCAGAAGTTGGCGCAATCGTTCTCGTCAAGGAAGTTGTCGTAGGGGGTGTAGCCGACTGCATAGGCGGGGCTTCCCGAGTCCGGCACGTCATAGCCGCCGATGCTGATGTAGGACACCGCGGGGGAGCCGACGTCCGTGAAGCCGAGGTGCGGGCCGTAGTGACCTGTGATCGTGTTGGACGAGCCGTCTTGCCATGTGTCCTCGTAAGGCCACTCGCGTACCCTGAAGAAGTAGGACTCGTCCGGGTGGAACCCCTCGTCGATGATTAGGGAGTTGCTGCCGACCGAGTAGCCGAATGACCCCGTGCCAGGGGAAGGGTCGATGATGGCGGCGCAACGGGTCTTCGCCCAGGTGCTGATGTCGCCGATGTTCGCCCCGCTGTAAGGCTCGTCGCCCACGATGTAGCAGTTGGCGTCGACGATGACCGGCTCGGATGGCATCAGACGCGGGCCCAGTAATAGCGGGCGTCAATGCCGGCCAGCTTGATGCGGTCAGTCCAGAGCGACCCCGTGACGTACTGCCAGAGCGTGATTACGTTCGTGGTCGGGTCCTTGTAGGCCGCGGCCAGCAGGATGTAGGCCGTCGTGTTCGTGCTGGTCTGCTGCGTGCTGAAGGCCGTGATGTCAGGATACTCGGCGTTTGCCGTGTCCGGGTCGGGGTAGATCGTGGGGGCGGTGGCGTCGGGCGAGCAAATCAGATAGATGTAAGAGAAGTCGGTCGTCGGGTTGAAAGGCAGTGCTCCCTTCGGCCTGGGCAGGTCCGTCATCGGCACGAGGGTCGACGTGGAGTCAAAGAGCTTCGGGCTGATGTTGTTCACCATGCCGGGCGTGACGCGGTAATAGTATGTCGTCGTGACGCCCGCGGTCGTCGACCCGGCCAGCCAGCACTTGAACGGATGGTCGCCCCCGCCGCCCGCGTCGTCAGGCAGGAACGGCCCCTGCGTGTCCAGCGTGAAGCCGTACGCGCTGGACGTGAACCCGTATCCCGTGCCAGGCTGGATGTTCATGCTCAGGCGGACGCGTAGACCGGGCTGACGTAGCCGTCACGATTGAATCTCACTTCATAGTTTATCTTGTGCATGAATGGAGTGCTGCCGCCGCTGGCAGTCAGCGCATAGTCCTCAAAGTTGACTTGCGACAGAAGCAGCTGATTGCGGCCCGAAGTCGTGAAGGTCGTGCCGACATAGGAAGGCAGCAGGGTGATGCCTCCGAAAGCGTTTGTCCCGCTGGTCTTGCCAACTGCGTTTCTGAGCGTAGCGACGTTTGCGCTGCTGGTCGTGTAGATCACGCCCGAGAAGGAAGTGACAGGGGCTAGGTAATGGCTCTTGCCGTAGTAGAGCGGATAGGTCGGGTCGAGGAAGCCGACGAACTTTCCGCCCTCGGGGTCTTGGAAATGGGAGCCGTTGAGCCCCTTGTAAAGCGTCGTGCCGTTCGGGCCTTGGATGCTGGACGCCGTGAAAGGCTTTGCCCCGGCGATGCCTGTCGACGCGGTGAAGAACTCGGGGTGCGTCGTGATGTGCTCCGACGTCAGGCCAGTCGAGCCCGTGATGTTAGGACGCGTGACTGAAAGCCCGGATTCAAGCCCGACGTATTCGGCGTCAGCGAATGAAATGCCGTTTTTATCAAAAGTATGGCTGACTTTCTGACATCTGAGAGTGACTGCGAATCCTGAAAAGGCGTCGCCGATCTGTACGTCGCTAATGCCGTCAAACTCGTTGCAGGCATAGCGGGCTTTCAAGGTCAGTAGACCATAGCCGTCATAGTTCAGCGTGTACCCAGGCTGAAGAAGCGGAGATGTAAGGGTATTGCCGTTTTCGATGCGTGCCATGTTAAATCACTTGATGCCTCCCTTGAGCAGAGCAGCTCGTGAAGGAGCGGCTTGTGAGCCCTTGTAAGTCTGGTCGGGGTCAGGAGTCAGGGGGGCGTAGGGCGAGCGCGTGTTGAACGCAATCTCCTCAAGCAGCTTCGTGTGCTCATTCATCGCCGCGATCACGGGCGACTGACCGACGCCGATGACGTTGCCGGAGACGCTCTTGGCGTCCGTAGCCTTCTCCTGGGATGCCGTGGTCGTCGGCTGGGTCGCACTCCTTCGGCGCATGATGTCAGCCATGGCGCCCTGCATGTGAGGTTGTTTGGACAAATAGTTAAGCATGGCTTCTTCAGTTGTGAACCCCAATCCTCTTAAAACCATAAAAGCAGCGTGCTCTGCACGAGTCATTGAACTCATGAGCATCATTATCTCATCCATCGTAAGGGGCTGATTCTTCAGGCCCTCCTGCATCTCGATTGTCTGAGCACGTCCGGCCAGCCCCTTCTCCTTGGCCTCACGCTCACGGCGAGCGCGCTCCTTGGCCAAGGCGATTGTCTCAGCGGAAAGGAACTTGGACTCCGCCTCCTCGGCGAACTTCTTTGCCTCATCGATCTCCTGACGGCGCTTCTCAATCTGGGCGGAGATGTAGTTCAGGCCGGCATTGAAGAGCACCATCGGCCCGAGGAATGAAAGGAACAGGTCCTTGCCGAAGTTTTTGAAACGCTGCTGGATGCCCTCGACGTTCTTGTCGAAGGTCGTCATGGACTTCTTCGCCCGCCCGACGACTTCCTCGACGTCAGACTTGCCCTTCAGCTGATACTCCAGAGTTCTGCTCATCGGTCTTTACTTCTGGAGGGCTGGCAAGTCGCACCTGCTCCATGAAGTCCTCCTCCTCCGTTGAAAGGATGTTAATCTCCGCCCCTGTCCCCTTGGCGAAGGCGCACGAGTACCAGACCGCCTGACACTCCGGCATCTCCCAGGCACGCTGCTCGGGGATTCCGTTTGTGATGAGGGACGCGACGATGTTCAAGGCCCAAGGCATCGCCCCCCCTGCTTCGCCCTTCGCCGTCCCCTCCTTCTCCCAAAACTTAGGCCAGGACGAAACGTGGACGTATTCGACGAACCTCGTCACGTTGATGGCGAAAACGCTGGCGTCCGTGGACATCCTCAGCAGGTGCCAACGGTCCATGAGGGTCGTGCCTCCCATCGGTTCCTCGGCGCAAATCTTGACGGCGGCCAGCAGGTCGGCGGGCGTCATCTTGACGTTCTCGCGGATCAGCGGCGAGTCAATGGCCTCCAGCCTGACCCGGTGCTTCAGGCAGAAGGGATAGACGACCCGACCCAGCATCCGCACGGGAGCCGGGTCAGTAAAGGCCGCAAGGAAGCGTCGGTCCACGGGGCTATTCTGCCCCGTATCGCCCTAAGTCAATCAGACGGGCGTGATGCCCTCGTAGTCCACCGCGGTGATGGACACCTTCACGAACTCCTTGTTGCCGCCGCGCTCCTCAATCTTGGTGATCGTGCCGACGTAGGAGGTCGAGGCGGAGCCGCTGGGGTATGCGCTGTTGGTGGCAATCGTAAATGTGATGGTCGCACCGAGGGTCGGAGGGTTGGCCGTCTTGGCGATGCCCTCGATGGTCAGCTCCGTCTTGCGGTCGTCCAGGCGGTGCGTCTTGGTCAGGCCGGCCTCGTCGACCACCGTGTCCTCAGAGACGAAGGACGCGCTGACCGTGTAGGACTGCACGAAAAGGTTAGAGACAGTTCCCGCCACCGCGTAGAGGCAGGAAGTTCCATTGATTACGGCGGCCATTTAACTTGGGAGGATTGGCAAGGGTCAGACGGCGGGGACCACGCAGAGAATCTCGTAGGTCATGGACGTCGCCCAGGAGCGCTCATCCACCCCTTCGTCTTCCGAGTTGGGGGTGATGTCGTACAGGCTCGCGTCACCCGTCGCCGTGAAGGCCGCCTTCATCGAGCTGAGTCCCTGCATCACCCCGGCGATGGAGGCGCAGCGGGCGCGGTGCGTCGTCAGGCTGGTGTCGTCAGCATTGGACGCCATGATGATGCGGGTCGTGCAGGAGTAGTTGCCCAGCCCCTCGGGCAGATCGGCGGGAGGGCGGGCCGAGTCAACGACCACGATGCAGCGGGGCAGGTCCATCGTGGAGCCGCTGTCCCCGGTGTAGAAGTTGACCCCAGTCAGGCCGTCGTCCAGGGCCAGCTGCGCTGCCACGACGCCCTCGACGATGTGCCTGATGCTCTTGGTTCCCATCTTACCCCTTGTTAAACTGTCTAACGTCTTGCCCGATGACCTGCTTCAGTTCGTCCTCAAGCCTCTTGTCGACGTTGTTCAAGGCCATGCCAGGGGCGTTGACGCGGGTCGCCACGGCGTCCGTGTCGCCAATGCGGTTTCCGATGACCACCTTGTAGTTAGTCGGGCTGAAGTTTGTGGACTGATACCCGTCAGGACGGAAGCCATGA